GCGGCTGGAGTATCTGAGGCGCGGGGCGGTTGACGACGTGACTGTGGTCATCAGCGGTCACGGAAAGCTGCGGGTGATGACGACGCTGACAGCGCGAGAGTGCCTCGATGTAATGAGTGACGTTGCGGACGACGCGATAAAGCACGGAGGGGTGTAGCATGAGAAAGATGCGCGGTGGGTGGTATTTGTCTTCATGGTATGAGCCTGTTTATCGCCAGAATTTTTGGCTTACGGTCGGGGCTACTGGAGATCAGGTCGAGAAATGGGCACGGAAAGATCTCCACTGCGAGGTGCGTGGTAATGAAATAGGTGGATTCGGCTGTGTAATACCGTTCGATCTGGAAACGGATGGATTTTTTGGTTGCCTCATATGGCTTGCCAAATGGGAACCGAACCCGCAGATGTTATCGACGGTTGCCCATGAGGCAGTTCACGCGGCAGATTTTACGCTTGGAGACATTTGTGGAGTAGCCAGAGGAGAGTCATTCGACAAAAATGAAGCGTATGCATACTATGTTGGATACATCACGAAAAAAATACTTGAAGAGTTGGCGTCAAAGCCAGATGTCGTATCTGGAGAATATATCAAGAAGAACAACAAGAAGCGATGCCGCAGATAAACCTAACAGTTCCGCAGGCGCAGTTCAGTGCGCTGGACGTAGAATACGCGCTGTTCGTTGGAGGATACGGAAGTGGGAAGTCGTTCACGCTCGCGTATAACTTAGCTCACGACGTGTTGACCGTTCCACCCATTGTTCCATTTGCGGTATTCATGCCGACATATTCTATGCTGGCGGAAGTCACGGTCCCCACCATATCGAAAATGTTCGACACGCTCGGGATACCCTACCGATACAACAAGACCGAGAAGACCTTTTGCGACATGCCGAACGGGGCAACGGTGATATTGAAGTCGATGGAAGACCCGTCGAAGATTGCCGGAGCCGAGTATGTGCGAGTTTACGTTGACGAATTAGAGACGATGCCGTTCGACAAGGGGATGGACGCATGGAACAACATCACGGCACGCGGAAGAGCGAAAGTCAGATACAAGGGAAAGGCGATAGAGCCTCGCATCAGGGTTTACACTACTCCGAACGGTGGCAAGCGGGGTATTACATGGAAGCTATGGGGGATAAACGAAACCCTGCCGCCAGAAGAACAGAAAAAGCGGAAGAATTACGCCTACGTCCGGTCGCCGACGTGGGCGAACATCTCGCACCTGAGCAAAAACTACATCCTGAACCTGTATAACCTGTATCCTGCTACGCTGGTAAACGCATATCTGGCCGGATACTGGGTGAACATGGAAAACGGACTCGTGTATTCCGAGTATGACCGCGTGAAATGCAGGAACACGTTCACGGTTACGCCAGAAGACAAGACTCTCTACATCGGGATGGATTTCAACGTCGGGCACATGGCGGCGGTGGTGCACATTCGGCAGAGAAACGCGGCAGAAAACGCGCTGTATCCGTGGCGGTATCACGCCGTTCGAGAGTTCGTCGACCTGATGGCCAC